TCACACGGTCCCACTAAACCTTTGCGTGGAGACAAACGGGTTCTACTCTTATTAAAAGAGGACACATTTTTCTTGCTCCCCTGCTGATGATGTGTCGCAACATCAACAGGATCTTGGCTGTTTTCTTTTTGATTTTTGTCGAGAATGAATCCTATATGTGATACATTATCCTCATTTGCACCACAGGTGTTGGCTATTGTGAATCAACTAACACATCACTAAATAGTGACTTTGGGGAACGCCCAAGTGGATCTCGCGTGCATCCCTTCTCCCAATATCAGCCAAATATATATAGGGATAGGTAACTATGCACTTACGACTACATTTTGGTTTAAAGGACCTTATAGTTTAGGCCCCGTGCTCAACTTAACAAGTTGGACACTTTCCATCGGGATAGTAATCCCGGCTATTCTCTGTATAGACATCATAGATCATATCAAAAGTTGGGAAATTACGCTGTAGATATGGTCCGAGATCTTTTTCTCGCACTATATCCATAAACATATCCCTCTTTTCATCAAAGACCTTCCGTCCATAAAAGAAATACTCCGCTAGCGCAGTAAACATAACATCAACTGCATGTTGCTCTACACACACCACTTTAGATGGTATGTGCATTGTAAGCATTTTAGCAATTGATGCATGCTCAATTTGCGCCACGTGATGACCAATCTCTGGTTCATAGCGCCAGCCTCTTTTCAGAAATGTAACATCCGAAATGTTAACAAAAGGCACAGAGGCTGTCTCTTTGTCCGCCATTGTGTAAACAACACCAATAGTGCTGAGTTTATCAACCAAAACAGTATGATCGAAATTGTCAATATGACGAGCAACACCCATAATATTGTCATCACCATAGGTCATTAGACTTACAGATTCCTTAAAATCTGATAAATCATTGCCAGCTAAAGCCCATGAGTACCTAACGTACAAGGCATTGACAAGACCATTGATAATGACAGTAAGGGGATGTCCCGAGGGATTGGAACCCCAAAACTCTACAAGATCACCGTTAAAATCCGTCAATGGGAAAGCTGTATCATAAGCTATTCCCTGGACAATCTGGCGATCTTTCTCCGAACGTCCAGCAGCCTTAAGGATGTTGTCAATAACGGAGAATGCAGCTAGAATCCACTGAGCACTCATCTTCTTGTCGAATTTTGAGTAGTCACCAGCAATAATACGATCTTTGCCAAATTTTGTCAGATAATGATAAATCTGATCCCACTCAGCAGAGGTAGCATTAGTTCCTGGTGCTGTCTCGAAGATGTACTTGTTATTCTGCATAACTCGAACAAGAGAGAGAAGGTACTTACGCACCACAAAACACCACTCACCAGGCCCTCCTGAAAACACTCTTGTAGCTTTGGACTCAATTTTGCTAAATTTAATTGGTTCATCTTTAAGATGACCAATAAATATTGGCATATAACGAGTCCCCTGCTCGTAAGTGTTGATAATACCATCAACCCGTTCATAGAATTTATCGTGGAAGACCACATAGTCATCCCACACATCATGTTTTCCCACATAGGTCAAGTAGTGAAACTTCTTTTCACGATATGGAAAACCCATCGATGTCCGACGATTCATTTTATCAATGAATTTTGTGCCGGGATATCCATTAAGAGTGGTATCATTATCCAAAAGAATAACTTCCTTAAGTTGATCGCTAGGTAAGCGGTCAAGGATGTCTTTGGAGAATGATTCAATACACTCATCTAAGAGGGATTGACGGACATTAAAGACCTGATCGGCAACGTCCATTGCTGCACGTCGCCATGGTGCCCAGCCTTTCATGACTGGTGGACCCGTGGAAATAGTGTAACCACGTTTAGTGCACTCATCTGCAATAAAAGTCTTTGTGACCTTCGAACGATGTGCAGCTCTAAAACCAGGTAAAGAGCCATAAACATTGGCTACACCAGTTTCCATGTAACGGAATACACTTTTCCGATGTAGAGGTTGCAACTGAATAGGAGCACCCTTCTTATCGGTTAAATCTGGAGCACCAGACTGGACGAAAGTAATTTTCAAAAACTCAACTGCAATTTCAGCAATTTCTCTTGTAAGAGATACAGCCGATATCTTGCGTGAAGTTCCTCCAGTTTGGTGTAATCCAAGTATGGTTGGTCCAGATGGGGCAAAGCCTAACACAGCTGATCCACACATTCCTTTCTCTGTATCTTGATCTACAGTAGCACTCCACGATGGAAAACTTCTTTCTAGTTCATATACATAAGAATTAGGATTGTATGTTATAGCACGTAAAGCATTTGTTGAATCTAAACCCTCCTCATTCCGTCCACATAAGACTCCATTACAGATGGTTCTAAAAGATTCACCTGGTAGGAGTCCGAGTAGATTCTTACGGGGTGGCGCACAGCCTATGCGAAAAAATGCTAGGTCACGATCTGGACGCCTATACACATCTTTTTTGCCGATAAAGATGGTAAAATTGCTAGAAACGCCAATAGTGCGTTTCTGCATCACAACATCTAACTCAAAATCTGAGTCTGGCAAATTGTGATTATTGGTGACATATAAAATGCCTCCGAGTCCCAAAAGTCGCATCTTTCGGGATTTCGGTCCATTATTATCGTATCTAGCTGTTGCAAAGACACAATTTTTAAAGACCGCTTCCCCTACATCTTCCATATTTCGGCTCTTCCAAGAACTGGATAATGTACCGACATCAAAAACTGATGGTTCATAATCATCGCGGAACCAGGGGTTAGGTTTCTCATCTTTCGCTGTAGGTCGTTCTCCTTCATCAGCACTTGATTGAAGTGAGAGCTTTTGCCACGCTTTATACATCGTAGCAATTCCAGCAACAGTTGGGACAACCATTAAGAAAGCCAACAAAAGTTTGTGTTTAACTGTGTAACCGCGTACACGATCACCATAAACAACCATTGCCTGGCGCATCATCTGATGCTCATACCGTAGGCGCTCAGACGTGGTCAAGTATGACCGCGACACAGCAGCATTAATACGAGCAAGAGTATCTTCCACATCACTCGAGAGACGTGCAGCAGTACGTGTAACGTTATCAAATCCAAAAATGGATCTTCTAAACATGTTTGTAACACGTCCTCTGACATATCTCTCTACATTAGTACTAGCCCATTGACATATTGTTTCTCTATTGAACCAACATATCAGAAAGCAAATTACTACTGTAGATATGTTGTGGAACATACCACCCCTGATGGTATCAAGTATTACAGTTCCGGCAACTGCCAGAGCCACTATCTTGAGACCAGATGTAGTCCCAATCTCCTCTGATTGGAGTTCGGGTTTGCATACGCACGATTCACCTAGGCAACATGTATTACATACAGTTTCCAATAAAGGTAGACACGTGCACTCCTTCTGCTTGTGATTACACTTAATGCATAATGCTTCCTTAAAGGCTGCCTCTGCATCTGGGCGTTTACACATACAATATGGCACCGGCTGATTGCAAGTGGGACACAATGTTTCAACAAATGTGGCATCGCATCGACGAGACTTGATACACACACACTTGTCTTCAATTCTAAAACATCGTCCACAGAGCACAGCTGTGCTATAAGCAACCTCAGAGTTCTCCACAATCTCTTGCTTCTGTCTATGTTTAACAGATTCTCTGCTAATAAAACTCAAGAAATCATGAATATCAGTGAATTCATGTTCATCTTCACCATATGGTACATATACCGGGTATTGAACACCAGTCACTGTATCGGTCTTGGCCTCAACACGTTCAACCATAAAATCCCAATAATCTGGATATTCTCCAGGCATGAGATTTGGAGTACGCGATGTGTCAAGCATCCGACTCTGTTTATTTGGCACAGCACCATTAACTAAAACACAATATTGTGCTTTAACTGTAGGTGTTACCACCATAGGGAAACGCCTTGCAATTGCCAGTTGGTTGCAATAATATGAACTAGCATTCAAGTGCTTCACGTTGGTGGTACCCTGTACCAACAGTGGTCGCAAAGGAGTTTTGCCCTTATCCGACAATTCAGCTTGTGGGGGAGTATATGGTACCTGATTAATAATCTGGATTACCTCCTCCATACTAGGATCTCCCATGTGTGCATTTGGATTTTTAGATCCAATATCATCTAATGCGATTGACCACATAGATGTCTGAAAACCAGACCAATATTCATCCGAAAATGAACGAGTATAATGATACTCAGGTCCAGATGGGAGACCATGAACTTTAGCATAATGCTGATAAGTCAAGGTCTGAAGTGTAGATTTCCCGATACTAGATCCACCATAATATAAAATGGTGAATGGTGTTTGTCGGGACTCACGGGCTGCTTTCTTGGTGCACTCCGTTGCTTTAAGCAATCGAAGATCTGAGAGTAACTTCTTAATCAAAGATCTCTCACTAGAAGACAGGGTATCAGCATATTTAGCAATAGCTGTTCCCTGCTCTATACCAGCGGAAAGCCTGCCAAGGAATTCATGATATGAAATACCATTGGCTTCAGGATTGTGTAATTGTTGGGCCATCTCTTTGAGGGCATAAACCTCATCGACCCATTTCCCATATGTTCTTCCTGAATGAACAATGGGACTCCAAGATTTAGTAAGGTAGCAGTCATATAACCG